TATCATAGATTCTAGCAATAGCATATGTGTTAGTATCTGACACGCCGCTGTCAGAATAATCAACGCCAGTCAATGCCAGCCATTCTTCACACGTAAATCGTATGACTTTAGTTCCGAGAAAATTAGTAAATGAACAACTATTTATCGATGAGCCGCTATTAAAAAAAGCAAGAAATGTACTAAAAGATGTACTACCTGTTGAGGTATATGGTATTATTTCTGAAAACACTTCCATAAAATACCTAGATGTGTTTGTTTGATCATATGGAAGGTATACTTTTTGTTCGTCCATCCCTAATAAATCAGATCCTGTTAAAACTGTCGATCCACTACAAAGTCCATAACTATCTACCGCATCTTCTGTCGAAAAATCAGTTGAAAGACTTTTCAATCCTCTTGAATTTCTTAAATACCCTTGGTCATTTAAATTACCGTCATTAATATATAATGAAACCATAGAACAAATATTTAAAAGCATGGACGCTTGCACTTTAAGTTTTATCTCTGCAACTCTGCAAAAATTATTAGAATATGATGCATCATATTCATATGCATTATCATCTGTCGTGCATTCATCACAATCGGGGTATATGGTTAATGCTAGCTGTTGTGTAAATCTATCTTGTATTCGGAATGCTAAATCAATTAATTGTTCTGAGAATCTTTTAAATGGCTCCCATTTACCTATATGGAATTTTTTAAATGTTGTTGATGCGTCATAGAAAAATTTACCAGCAATTTCTGCAAATTTATTTAATATTATCGAATAGATATATTGAATAAATAATAATATTTGAGCCACTAATAAACTAAATTTTAACCTATTTTTAAATGCAAAATTAACGGGAAAATAATTTGTCTTGGATACACATTCTTCGTCCACATTTGGTCTTATTTGTTTAATCCCTAAAAACGAATCTTTTCTATCATGTTCATAATGTGTTCCTTGAAATGACGATACGGTATAAACTTTACCATATATAAATTTATAAAAATAATCTTCAGGTATTCCGTCATTACCAGTTCCTATCATAAGATTTTTCTTATGCGTCTTCGTTGATGAATTATAATTAGTAGTTGATAATGTTACACCATTTGGTGGTGTTATTGTCAGGTAATCTTCAAATATATCCGAAAATTGATATGACACTAGCATACCTTCATTATATTCATCATCATTTACGCCTGTAGTATATGGATTAAATTCCCTTATATTAGGAACAAGATATTTTGCTGTTGTTGTTTTAATATTTTCAGAATCTAAACTAATTCTAAATCTGGCAATTGTATGCGTCGGTACTCCTTTATTAGGGTCATTTGTAACTTCTTGATTACCAAATTCGTCAGTGTAAACGTATTCCAAATTCATTGGTAATACCGCCATAGCAACACCATTTTCATCAATAACTTCAGTGATGTTATGGTATTCTAATTCAGGGTATATTGACACATTATCAGATCCATATACTTTTTTCCCCGTATAACGAACACATTCTATTTTACCTGATGAAGTCTGTAGATTACATTTATACCCGCTTCTTTTTTTTATTCTACCATTTCGTTTTACAGAATCACTATTATCATCTGTTATTGAAGACACCAACACCAAAGAAATTGGTTCTATTTTTATTCCTTTATCCGCTAAATTGAAATCACATCTTGAAATTCCTATTTTACATAGATCGTCATTTCCCCAAAATGGGTAAACGCTTATTGTTTGATCATATGAAAATATTTGTGGTAAGCCATCAATATCTTCGCTTGATTTAAATTTATAATATCTTTCAAAATTATCTTCACCGATTCCTTTTTTTAAAAAATCATACGGGCGCAAAGAAAAACACCCAATATCTGATAAATCGATATCCACATGTAATATTTGTGTACCAACAGGTACTCCCCAAATCATGAAATCCCCAGATGAATTTGTTTTAACTGTGTATCTATAATATTTTTCAAAAACTTCTAAACATTCTTCCCTTGTTAAAATATCTTCTTGATCGAAAAATGTTCCAGTTGGAACATGCCCACCATGTTGTTGTTTATTTGGTAACAAATTATATCGATAAAATTCTTCATTTACATCAGATACATCTTTATATGGGTATAGTTTCGAAATTACGGGATCGTTTTCATCTAAATCCGATAACGGGATAAATATTGATACTTTAGCGTTGGGGATTCCAAATCCATTATTGGCGTATATTCTACCCACAACAACACCATAATCTGAGCAATCACCAGACGCATATACACTTTTTTGTGAAAATTTAAGGGAAAGTATTTCAAGTAAATCGTAATTTTGATTAATTTCAACCGTTAATCTTTGATCTTTACCAATATCTGTACGTATTCTGTGTCTTTGCATAATTAATTATAAGATAAAGAAAAAACTTGTTAAAATGTAGTAGAAACCAAATTTTTTGTTCTAATTTTTATATCGGTTGATGGAAATCTTATTTGATATATTTGATTTGATTTCATATATATCGTACTTTCTGATTGTCTTATTTCTTTTGTTGTGTTATCAACATATGATTGAGCAACTTGTGAAGATGAATAATTCCCACCTATTTTATTAAAAACCCTAATATCAACAACATTAACAACACCGGCAACATTACCAATTATACGATATAAATCACCAATTAATAATGGATCACCCATTTTTCTTTTAGTTATTGAAAAAAATGATATAATTTCATTAACCGCAGATTTAATTATTTCTGTGGAATTTTCATTTTTATTTACTACTAAATCAACTTCTAATCCTAAATCTATTACCTCACCACTTTGGATATCCAAATAATCATTAATCATTCGATAATTGGATAAATAATTTAATATATTATTTTTAAGCGTGTTTGAAACAACATCTACCAAGTTTCCTTTTTCATCGTATGATAATAATTTTATTTTCACTTTATTATCCTCTTCCATTACGTTAACTTTAGCTGGCGCTCCATATGTTGAAGGCATCGTTTCGATCATAGATTTATAGTCATTTAATGTTACAGCCCTATTTTGAGCGGAAAAATTATATGCGATCATATTTCTAATTTCATCAATAGTTGGTGAATCCGAACCACCAATTGCCGGTGTAATGTTTGTTGTCCTTAAAGATTGCATTACTTGGTCGTTTATCGTCGAATTTGGGCCGTTTATTATTAAATCATAGGATTCCATGGTATTTATTACATTAACTCCTATGTTAGTCTCTTTACCCCCTCCAATTCGATATTTTATAAACAATGTTGAATTTGATTTCGGAATAGCACCTAATGACGTGTTATTTAAGAAAGTTGCCAAATTTACTTTCATTGATCCATTCATATAATTGTCCAAATTATCCATTGGATTAACATTTCCAGATCCAAAAGTTAATGAATAATATCCTTCGGGTGTGTATTCAGTACAAAATTTATTGGTAACGCTCATGAAATCACCAGCTTTAAAATTTTTATTATCCGATATTGATGTTGAATTTGGGATAAAAACCTTATCTTCAATTAGTGATTTCACTTCATACCATTTATTGGGTGATGATATAAATTCGTCAGATGTTGGATTTCCCCCATATCCTGTACCGTCTTTATGTATTACAGATGTTATTCCTAATACGTTTCTTTCGGGTAAAAATATTTTTAAAAATGGTTTTTGATCTGCGTCGGTAATTGTTTTTCTAAAAATCCTACTGACACCATTAACAACCGCTTCTCTTTTAGTAATTGTATATGATATTAATTTATTATTATTATTGAAATTAGGTATTTTCAGTCTATTTGATTCACCTCTACTATTAAATGGGCTTGAGAAATCGACATCTTCAACAATTTCAAATACTTGACCTGATCCTGAAACTTGTGACCCTGCTTTTAATATCCCTTCATATCTTTCATCGTCTTTATCTCCCTTAACTGGCACATTTATACTGAAATCACATAATGCAACTGAAGGTCTAAGTCCTGGTAGTTTTATTCCATATGTTTTTGAAATATGAAATAATGATTGTCTTTGCTGAGCAAAATCTAACATCGTTTCTTGCCATACTCTATCAATATGAAAATGTAAATTGTCAGAAACCGCAGCATTCAAATCTAACATTACCGAATAGATTGAAGCGTCATTAAAATTTGAAATTAAATCAGGATAATATTGTTTAGTTAATTTTACTAATTCTTCTCTTAATCCAGCGAAATCCCGTGTTGCATATGATATTTTTTTTTCCATGTTTTTATTTTTAATAATATGTTTGATATACTTCATTTGTCAACCCAAAATCGACTAGTACTAAATATTCCCCATTTTTTCGATTAACCAACCCCCAAGAACTTTTACGACCTAAATCACCACTAGGGGAATCAGAATCTAGCATAAATGATACTAACGTGTTAACGTCTTCACTTTCATCTAATTTATATTTAATATCAGTCGGTATGTCATAAAATCCTTTTTTTCCGTGGTTTTCCCTATCCATATTCGAAAGATATTTTTTAAGATCATCAATTTTCACCCCCCACAGTCTCTCAAAATCTGAATTCTTAACTTTAAACGCCAATTCCATTTCAACCCACAAACTATTTTCCCTATCATAATCAATGACATTGGCAATAATCGAATCGTAATAACTTTCACCATACCAGTTTATTTCTACTTCGTTTTGAGCAATCCCTTTGGCATTTTTTGCAATCTTTAATACTTTATTATTGTCTACCCTATAATCTATTCGACTACTTCCACTTCCTA